CACCTACCCTTTTTGGTTAAAAATTAATTATTAATTAAGCAACTCCACCTTCTTGCCAGTACACGATTTCAGTTGGGAAAGCATATTGAACTCCCATCTTAAATTCAGCAACAAAACGCATTTCGTCTGCTTCTTTCGCATAGAACAATTCAAATCTTTCTTCCTCGTTAAGTAAATCAACTCCTAAGTAAAGGTTTGACATACGAGTAGCGATAAGTTTGTCAGTTCCGTTCAAACCATTTACAGCGATTAGCTTTACGCTAGTTCCCGGAATAACGATTTCAAAGTCTACTGATTCAGCTGCGTAATGGAAAAGATTTGCAGCCTTCAAAGCAACTGTGTACATTCTGAAAGCATCCATTCCAGCGAAGATAACTACATCACCATTTGAAACAATGTCAGCAGGTATCAAAGTATAAACTTCATCAACAGCAGCAATGATAGTGCTTGTAGACAATGCAGCTACGTTACCCGGATTACCATCAATTACACCAGAAACAGGAACACCAGCAGGAGCTATGAGCTTCAAAAGTCCATCAAATTTATTTAACTGTGCATTCAAAGACGTAGTATCGCCTTGCCACAACCCAACTTCTAGAGCCTCACCAATTACAGCGATTTTCTTTGAAGTGTACTCATCAGCAAAGGGCATATAGTCATACATAGAACCAGCACGTAAAGCCTTTTGTGTGTACTTAGCTTCGAATGACTTAGGACAAATAGATTCGTTTACTTTAATCTTACCGGGAGTTAATGCTCTTTGTGTGAAAGCAGTTGTACCGCTTGAGCTAAATCCACAAGTTCCACCTGCTTGAAATACAGCATCGGTTTCCATAAGGTTAATTTTTTCAGACGACTTAATGCCGACTTGCACGTTTCCAGCTGCTTCGATTAATTTAGCAGTCTTTGGCGCGAACACTAGAGAAGTAGCAAGTTGTTGCTCGTTCTCTTTTACATAATTGGTTAAACCAGTTAAATCTAAAGCCATGTTTTTTAATTTTTAATTGTTTGAAAAATGTTTTGTAATTTTTTAAAGCTATCCGATTTCACGAACTTACTTTGTGCAAGAAATGTGTTTTTCGGTGCTTGTGTTTCTGGAGCAGATTCGATTGTCGCAAAAGCCTCCATGAATTCAATCAGCTTTTTAGTAACCTCATTCAATGAACTTACTTTAGTTTCAATCTCGGACATCTTTGAATTAAAAGAATCGCTAATCTCAAGAAACTTCGCATCGTAATTAAATGCTTCTTCTTTGCTTTGCTCAACCTCAACCTCGACAGATACCTCTTCCTCTTCTACCATTTTAACCTCGGCAATCACGCCCGGCTCGGCTACGATTATTATCGTGCCATCTTCTAGTTCATGCTCACCAACTGGTGCAGGAATTTCCCCTTCTTCTGTTACCACTGAAATTAAACCGCCAACTTCTAATTTGTCGAACTTAACGATAGTGCCATCGGCTAAAACGCCTTCTGCAAATTCAGTTACCACCTCTTCTGGAGTATTCACAACATCGTCAAAAAACAACAAACTTTTAATTTGCTCTAATGCTTCCTTTGCTTTCATACTTTTTGATTAATAATAATTATATATAATTGGATTGATTTTATGCAACTTAAATCTCTGCGCTTCGCAATATCTCTTTTATCTTTTCAAGCATGATATCCTCTTTCTTTACGATATCGGAATACCCGAAAATACCTTCTACGCTAAAGCCTTGAAATTCGCCTGACTTTACCTTTGCCCAAATGTCCGCGTTATCTACTTTATAGCTTCCGAACCATGACCCGTCTTTTGCATCTTCAAAACCCTTGATAGGCATTTTACCCATTTCTTTATTTACTAGCCAACTTTCAAACATCGTCACGCCTTGCACCGCCTTATCTGGATTGTGCATCTCGTTTACATTTGATTGATAACCACGCTTGAAGAATTTCTCTGCTATTTGCTGAATAGTTCCTGAATCAAAAACAACGTAATGTTCGCCAAATTCTTCGTTATTGCGATAAATAGGAACGTCTGCTAACATCAAAGCACCAGACAAGATTTGTTTATCTTCGCTAATAACCTCAAATTTTAAACGCTCATTGAACGCTAAGAAGTTTTTCTGAATAGCGGGTCTATCAACTAGAGCAATGTAATCAACTTCGCTATCGTCCGACATATCCGAGTTAATAATTAATTTGTAAATTGGTAAGTCCATAATCTTAAATATATTAAATTGTTGCAGCTGCCTTTATTTTGTTAATTCTATCTTGACTATCTGTGATATCTGTTTCTACAACGAAAGCTTTTATAGCTTGTTGATTTTGTATGTTTACGTTTGACGTTCCTAAAGCTTGTGTTTGTGTCACGTTAATACCTGATTGTATAGGTGCTTGAGCCGAAGCAGTGCTAAAGCTTTGTGGACTTCCACCACCCGGAATAGAACCACCACCTCCACCGCCTGGCACTTTCACAGACATAATACTTTTGACTGCCTTAAATCCTGTAACGGAAGCAGCTAAGACCGCTGGAATAGCAGCAGGGAATCCTAATTTAACACCAGCCGAAATACCTAAGTACGTATTAATCAAAGCTTGTGCAACTGCTAAAGCCTTACCAGCTGCCGTTTCTTTACCTGCTAAGTCCGCTAATTGCCCCGCTGTGCTTGATACCGCTGTTAAAAGTTCAATCTCTGCTTGTGAAGCTCTAGTTTTTATTTCTAAATCTGTTTTTGCATTTTCTTGAAACTTAGCATAGGTTTGTGCGTTAATAGATACCGCCTTTGCTTGTGTTGATAAATCAAGTCCAATTTTCTTTTCAGATGAAGCCTTTAAAAAAGCATCGTTTTCATTGTCTAATTCTTTAATTAATCCTAAACGCTTTGCTTCTTTGTCTTTTATTTCTTGTTGTTCTTTCTCATAAGCAGCGACCCTAAGACCACCAATTCTAAGAAGTTCGGCTTCGTCTTTTGCTTTCTTATCCGCAATTTCCTTTTCTCTAATTGCTTTTCTATCTGCAACTCTTTTTTCCTCTTCAGTCTTTAGTCTTGCAGTTTCTTCAGCATCAATTACTTTCTTTTGATTTTTTAAATCCTCAAAGTTTTTTAAATCTTCGCCACGTAATCCCTTTTCTGATTTGTACTTTGCCCTTAATACGTTTAAATCATTATCGGCTAATTGTTTAGATAAATTTGCAATTTCAGCTTCTTTGCCTCCTTGAGCTTTCAATAAATCAATACGCCTCTGTATTGCTTCATTAGCTGTTTTATTACTCCCTGCTAATTTATCATAAGCACGTGACGCTTCACTTGTAGCACCTACAAAATCGGTTACCTGTTCAACTAGTTTACCGATAAATTCACCAACTTTCGCAAGTCCCGGAATGAAATTTAAAACTACTTTTTTAACTGCATCGAAATTAGCTATTAATAAACCAATAGCCACAACGGCAGCACCAATTCCAGTAGCTATAATTGCACCCTTTAAGGTAGTGAACGCTGTTATTACATTCTTTTTAATTACAACCGCTAAGTTAGTGAAGGCATCCTTTGATGCTAATACACTATTTAAGCCTTCAGATAATGCCAAAGCACTTTGCACCTTTAGTAATTGCTTTTCAAGTTCCGCGCTTTCAGTACCGAATAAACCGACTGCACCCTGTAAACCCGCAAAACCACCCGCCACGCCTTGCAAAGTTTGCGAAAACGCTTTGAATTTAGCATCTGGATTTAAGGCATCGACTCTATCTTTAAAATCCCCGACTTCATCCCTTAAGTTTGCAACCTTTTGTTGTGCTTCGATTGCTTCTTTTGAGGTGTCGCCAAACTTTCTAGATAGATTTAAAGCTTCCTGAGTGGCTTCACGTAATTGTGTCTTTATAGATTTTGAAGAATTAGTTACTTCAACTATTTCCTTATTTAAAAGCTTAACTTTTTCAGCTGCCTTTAAAGCCTCGTTTGAATTTTCACCAAATTCTTTTGTAACCTTTATTAATTCGTCATTTGCCTGTTTTAATTCAGATTTTATTTCCTTAACAGACTTTACAGCCTGAGTAGAATCGGTTGTTATTTTAAGCGCTAATTCGTTTTCGGTTGCCATCTATATCTTTTTTAATAATTCTACTTTTGTTAATGAATCCCCTAAAGGATTATATCCATCTATCTTATTTAGATAATATAAACCGTTTTGAACTTTGATAGGTTTCTTAAAATCTAAGTCCATTATATCAATCGTATTTAATAAGAAATATAAAGTAATTAGCTTAGCGTCTTTATTATCTTGTGATTCTATAAATTCTTGATAGTATTTAACGAATAAGTTATACGCGGGATAAAAAGCTGTTTGAAAATATATTTCTTTTGGTGCTTCAAATACTAGGTCGTATAATTCAGTCGTTGCGCTATCGATTAAATAATTATAGATATGACCGAAATAAGGATATTGAAAGTTTGTTGCATCAAGCAAAGTATCACCATTGTATATTTCAAAGTTGGTGCAATCTTGTAAACCCCCATAAAATACTAGCTTAGGATTAGTCTTTACTTTCTTGTAAGTTCCATCTGTGTTAATATCAAACATCGCTGGAAGTGCCATATCGGTATTAATAAACACATTAGGAACTAAAGAAAATATCAATTCAAATGCTTTGTCGTCTTTGCTAAATTCGTTTTGTGTCGTATAGGTTTTATTCCCATACGCGCTATTGTATTTATTGAAATACAGTTTTGAATAATAATCGTTATCATTCTTGTATTTAAAACTCAATGTTTTAGGTAGAAAATCGTTTGAAGATTTAATTGTAAACCCTTTAGATAAATCTTTCTTATTATCCCAGTCGATTACATTATCATTGTAGAAATCTGGATAAGGTATAAACGTGAGTTTAAATTCGTCGTCTTTATCTTGAATTACATATAAGTTTAAAAGGTTAATTATTGACTTTAAAAAATCAGCTTGTTTAATCGCTGTCGGGACAAATGATTTGCCTTCAAATTGCTTACCATAAATTGCGGGTACTTTTGCTGAATTATCAAAGTTGGTAATTACAAGATTTGAAGATAATTGAATGTCTAAAATTGTTGTGCTTAATGCGCCACCTATCTTTGCCCTAAATTCATTCGCTGCACCGGGTCGTAATACAAAAGTAAATTCATAATTGAAAGAACCTATTCCACCCGAGATTGGATATTCCGAGTAACTTTCTACACCTGTGAATAAGTCAATCATACCAATAGACAAATTTTCTTCAGCAAACGTGTCACGCATCCAAACAATCATACCTGTGAACTTTGCTTTTATTTCATTAGGTGAATTGTTTACTATGTAGTAATTGCCTAAGCCATCGTCTGCAAAATTGAAATAGCTAGGCACTAAACTTCCGGGGTCTAATTGCAAAGACCTATATAAATTATTGACTTCTTGCGTTTCTAAATCCGCGCTACCTAGAGCTGAAATGTAAACTGTAAAATCTTCTTCATTATTTAATAGCGTTATCTTATCTAAATTATTACTATCCCATAGCGTAGTGTTATAAGTGTAACCAGCTTCGCTCATTATCTTGTCAAATATTTCACGACAAAACAAAGTCGGTCTGAAATTAGTTACATCTAATTTGCTAGGTGTTGCATCTTTAAACTTACCATAATTCGCTAAAGCATAAATATAATCGTCACGAACCCAACTCGCTTGTATATTTGTTAAGTTATAGACTTGATTGAACTCGCTTAGATTTAAGTCGGTCAATAGCTTGTCACCTACGCTACTAAAGAGGTTGTTTAACGAACCGAATAAAGCGCACTCGTATATTAGCTCACCATTCAAATACTTTATCTCTAAGAGCCTTAAAACGCCTACAAATATTTCGATATTATCAAGCGTTACCTTTGTAAAAGCTTTCTTTAAAGGATTGAAATTTACCCCGATATTATTTTCTAAACTTGAGTAAGGATTCTCGATATTGAAATCAAAGTAACTACCGAATAAAAAGTTATTGTGCGCAGTGCCCGGAATGTAAATAGTCTTTGAAAATGTCGTTGTTCTTTTCTCGAAGTCCTCAATATCGACTATTGAATAAGTAAAATCTATATCAACATTCTTATCCAAATCTAAAGCAACGCCTTCCAAATATATCTGTGTCCTTTGCGTAGCCATTACTTTGTAAGTTTAATATTATCGTAAGAATACTGAAGCTCTATTTGCACGTTTTGCAATCCATCTACTCGCTGTATTTTAAGCTCGTAGGTCGTCGATTTAATCGTCGCGGGTATATAATAAGTCACTCCGTTTATCTTTTCTTCTACGTAAAGAGAATGCGCTTTGATAAGTTCCCAAAACCATTCGTGTTCTGCATCGTTTAGTAAATCAGAATTTAAGACTACGCCCTCTGTGTAATTAGTGAAATAGTTTTGATTCGATAAATTAAACATATTATTTACGTGCTGACTATAACCAGTTGGTGTAAAGTTATACGGGTAATTTTGTATACTCTTTCTTTCAATGTCGTATCGTTTACGCTTCACCATGTTAAAAGTATAACTATCAAACCCGCCAAGACTGTTCTGCCAATACACGTTTGTTTTTGCGTATTTAGAACAATAGTCATCAAAGGTGAATTTGAATGTTTCACTAACCGCGATATCGTCTGCATCTAATAAGGTAATTTCACACGCTGTGACAAAAGGATTAATCAAATAACCTCCTACCGTTTCCCAAGTCGAAGCAACCGTTTCCCATGCTTCCGAAACATCTTCCCAATAAACGAAATCAGCTCCGAATGATTCACGACTAATCGCAATTATACCCGCTAAAGCTGAAAGGTCTGGTATGTCAAACTCATAAACACCGGTAGGGATTAAAGCATTGCTTTCGTATAGCTTTAAAAGTATTTTTGTAGCTGGTGAATCCCCATCAATATAACTTAAGAAGTTTGTACGCTCAAAGTCAGTGGTCAAAACACGTGGCGAACTTGTTAAAAACTTTGTAGTTGTGTTTGTCGTTGTGAATTGTGTTTGGTTAAATTGCACAAAATCGGTAAAAGAAACTTGACCATTAAAGGCATAGCGCACAGTATCGTTATAAGACGTTCCACCGATAGATTCCACGCACTTAATTTGATAGTTCACGTAATAACTTAAATCGTTTAGAGGCTTCCAAAACACGTCAAACTCGAAAAACATTTGGTCATTCTTAATAAACGATAGCAAGAATTGTTTAACGTCACAATAAGCAAAATTCCCATCGTTAAGAACTAACTTAACGCGCCCGACTATTGTGGATTGCACCCATATCTCAAGGAATAAAAAATCTATATCGCTATTCGTTTGCACGTAATAAATCATATCATTATTTATCGGTGTCCAAAGTTGTGGAGTT